TCTATGGCAGACCACATCTTTTTAAACTTATTTAAACGTGGCATACCTAGATTAAAAGCCATGTTGACACACACCATTTGTCGTGGTGCATTTAAAATTGCCACACAAGGTTGAGCAGCAAGCAGTTCTCGTTCAGCAATGCCAACATCAACACGTAAGAGGTATCTAGCACCGTAAAGTGATATTCCATTTTCTCGTAAGTCCTTCATATCATCTAGACCTATATGTTGTAATTCTTCTAGTGTCAAAGGTCTATCTTCAATATTCCTGCCTACGCCTATGGTTTCTATACCTAGACTATCTTTATATACTTTTCTTTCCATGCCCTCATCTCTGATAAGCATGTCAAGTAATTTGCTAGTATCGTACTTCATCTATTTCTTCTTAGGCATTGCAAAACCAAAGTATGCACCAACAAGTGCAGACAATGAACCATACATCATCATAAGAATACTGTCTGCTGCTGCAAACCTGTCAGGCCATATCAGTACAGCAGTAGTAGCAATAAGCATTGTAGCTAGTGCAGTCCATGCCATATAGCGTCTGTTAGATTGATACGCTACTTTGTCAACAATTACATTTTCTTCTGCCATGTTTATTACTCCCTATTTTTTAAATAACTTAGTGGCACTACGTACCCCAAATGACGCTGCCACGATTACCGAAATTGCATACTTATACCATTCAGGCATCAGTTGTAGTTGGCTAAACCCTATTTGAACTATATCTTCACAGCCGGGAATGAACGCAAGCACAAGAGGTATCGAGAACAAAATTGTAAGCCACTCGTCTTTCCACGAGTTATCACTCGCTTTAGCCTGTGCTATATCCCAATCTATTTCACCTGCTGCCTGTTTTTCTTTTATTGTAGCTTCAGATCGTATTGTTACAATCTTAGCTTCTGTCTTAGCTTTCTTCTCAGCTACCTGTCCTTCTAACCATGTGCCAGCTAGATTAGCTATTGGCCCAATCAATGTACCTAGCATTAAGCTCTCCTAAACCTAGCTGTCTTCTTAGCTATACCCTTTGGTTGCTTTACATGCTGTTTCTTACCTTCACGTTTAGCTTTGGTTGTAGCAGCATACTCAGAAGATGATAGTGACTTAATAGCTTTAGCAGGTAGATACCTTTCACCTGTAGCCTTTGATCCCTGTGTAGATGGATTACCTGACTTAGTACGCCAATCCTGCTTTGTCCAGTTTGCTAGACTCTGTTGTGATTTAGCTCTTGCCATTATTCA